AACGCCCTTATGCCATCGCTCGCGACATCGCACTCATCGTTGAGTTGGTATTCGTACCCTCCGAGAGTGAGATTAACGCTGCGTGGTTCAACGCGTCTTTGACAGCTTCCCGCCGGCGCTTCGAGCTATGCTCAGCGCGCGCCGGGACGTCTCAGGAACTTTGATGGGGCCCGCGGTTTGTCGATGGGTTTTCCACCGTGTCAGTTCTGACCGAAGCGGACGTGCGATTGCATTATCCGAAGCGGCACGCACGGAAAGCCAGTATGGCATCAAACCGAACCGGGGCTCCACCTAAACCCAGACGTCTGTCAACATTAGCCACTATGGGCACTAATGTTACGTTTGGTTGTCACAACAACGATCTTGACACCGCACGCCGAGCACTGCTTGAGCGAGTATTCTTCGTCTGCATTAACGGAGAGTTCCAACTCACTCCAGCGCCGGATGTAGTTCATCTCAAGAACGCTCTCTATCCTCTCGTCGAAATCTTGGCGGGTTTGGTAGGCAACTGTTATCCCATCAGCAGGGAAGCATTTGTCAGTTCTTACCGTGGTAAGAAAGCTAAGGTGTATGCAAACGCCGTAGCCCAACTCAACCTTACTGGGTTGAAGGATTCAGATAGCTACCTTTCCTCTTTTGTTAAGGCTGAGAAGGTGAACTTATCCGAAAAGTCAGACCCTGCTCCGCGGATTATTCAGCCGCGCGGTCCCAAGTTCAATGTCGAAGTTGGAAGATACCTCAAGCCCATAGAACACAAGGTCTATGCTGCCATCAACACACTCTTTGGGGAGACGGTGGTTTGCAAAGGTCTGAACGCCAATGAGAGAGGCGAATTACTTCACCAGAAGTGGTCCCAGTTCACGGACCCTGTTGCTGTATCCCTTGATGCAAGCCGATTCGACCAACATGTTTCCCCCGCTGCTTTGGGGGCGGAACATTACCTCTACGAGACCATTTACCGCAAGGATTCTAAGCTCCGTAGGCTCCTCGCTCTTCAAGTCACCAACCGCGGCTATGTACGCACCCTTGATGGGACGATCAAGTACTCTATCAAAGGTGGACGCTGCAGTGGTGATATGAACACCGCCATGGGCAATGTCGTTCTGATGTGTCTCATGGTTTACCATTACCTCGGAACAAAGGATCTCAAATATGCCTTTGTAGACGATGGCGACGATTGTGTTGTCATCCTCGAGCGCTCCAACCTTTCCATGTTGGATGATCTCGAAACTGAGTTTTTGAAGTTTGGTTTTCAAATGAAGCGTGAGAATGTTGCCAGCGTTTTAGAGAAACTTGTCTTCTGCCAATGTCAGCCTGTTTTATGCAGTGGTCGATACAGAATGATAAGAAACCCTTACAAATCCATTGCGAAGGACCTCCTTCATACCCAACAGCTCAATCGTGAGCGTGACTGGAAGATACGCCGTGCTGCGATATCCGGTTGCGGGCTTGCCCTTGCGGGTGACGTCCCCATTTTCAACGAGTTTTATCATAAGCTCGGAGAAGGATGCCACCTCCCTCGCTCTTACGTCAATCATGACGTGACAGGCATGGACATGCTAGCTGTTGGAATGCATAAGAAGTATGAGGTCCCTTCAGATGAGACTCGGTACTCCTTCTACCTCGCGTTCAACCTGACTCCCGATTTCCAGACTGCAATGGAAGATTTCTATCGTGGGGTCACAATCCAGTGGACACCCTTCCACCTCCAGGAGACTCCTATTGTTGGACCCCTGGCTGGCCTCTGGACCTAGCCCGCACTAATGATGCGAAGAACTGGGCAATACCTAGCCCGTCCGAAATGACGTTAAACTACGAAGAGGGAGATTACGCGAACTACCCCTCACCTTGGGTTGATAATGTTAAAGTAGCCAAAACGTTTTCTGCCACCTACAATCTATGCTCTCTGCAGTTGCACACTTAGTGTATTAGATTGACTTTCAACTCCTGTTCCCAGCTATGCTTACTGAAGTGATTGGGCCGCCCGTTGCATGCCTTCAGATGCAATTGACCGTAAGTTAGATCCGCCATAATTAGGACCAACACTGCGGTGCTCGAACGTGCGCCTCATTCTTAGTGATGAACAGGGAGTGGACCCCCGAACACTCACTCACCCCCCCCGTTAGAAACCTAACAGAACGGACAACACACTTAGCGGTGTGGATCGGTGGGGTTGGGTGGGTGTTGGAGGGCCCACGTTAGATAGTTGTTAGCGTGGTTCAGATGTAAACATTTACGTGCTAAGACCAAATGCCGACAGACTGCACGGCTACGCCTTAATTACAGAGGACGATTAAGGTTTCTATCGATGAACAGTCGCTTGAAAGACA